TTTGATATAGATTTTGCCGACAAAGCCAATCCTTTTTTATTTAACTTTCCGTTTTTATCTAGCTTAGTAGATGAACGATAAGCCCTTGAAATTGTATCATAATGTTTTTCTGATACATTCCAAGATTTAATAAGTGCCATTGTGGCTTTATTCCAAGCTGTATATTTAGAAGATAAATTATATTTTTTATCCGCTAGGGCTTTGGCATCCTTAACCATTAAGGCTCTTAATTTCTTAAAGTTAGATGTGAATAGTTCAAGGCTTTTATCTAAGCCCTTAACTATTTCCTGATAATTTTTATTTTCCATTTTTATATCCTTACCTAACTTACTCACTATATATTTAATTATCCTGATAATCGGAAACAATACAAGTACCTAAAGAAAAATAATTATTAGCGGGAAGTTCCCGCCAGAATTTAATTCATAATGAATATACAAACCTTGTCTGCCGTTTTTGTGTAAAAATTATTTGCCTTTGACATACCCCCCCTGTGTTGCCACTACCGCCCACACCCATAATAAAAGTACATGGGTTGATTTCCCAACTCTCCTCATAAAAACTGCAAGTATTTATTGCTAATATAAATATCTAATAATTACGGGTACTTAGAAAGCCGCCCAATGCTCACCCAATTGTATGCATTAGTTACCAAAGAATACTGGTATATGATATTCTAAAGCACCTATAGTGCTGTATTTACAAATATAATAAATAAAACTTGACAAACGGCTTTCTGGGCTATTTATACTAGTATATGGGGTTACACTTATGACGGAGATGCAATATCAAGAATTAAAAGATTATTGTTTGCTAAATGGCGCAAAGTATGGTATAACAAAGATAGACTGCGAGGATATTTTGCATGATGCATGTGTTTATATACTTGAGGAAAATGTTATGCCAAACGACTATAAGTGGTGTGTATCAAAATATATTGGTAAATACCGTGAAAGACGTAACAGAGAGAGCAAAAGGGAGACGCAGTTAAATTATGAACAATAAATTAAACCAATTATTTCCAGATGAAGTAGATTACAATAAGAAAATGTGGAGATTTCTTGAGAGTTGCTACTCAAATGGCTGGGTATTACGAGCTACGGGCAGAGAATTAAAGATTGACCACAAAACAGTTAAGAATATACTAGATTCCTGTAAAAATTCTGAAACATATAAAATATTTATGTCAAAAGTGGAAGATACTGTCAAATCTTTTGCAGATGGCGACTTTAGTTCTACTATATTCCAAAGATATGAGACAGCATTACAAGAATTAGACGCAAAAATTAAAAATGCGACCAGTAAAAACGATGACAGACTAGTTATATCTTACTACAAACTAAAACTAGCCGTGTTAAAAGACCAACTACGTGCTAGTTTAACATCAACTACACAAGAAAACACACAAAATTACTTAAATAAAGCTATCGAAACTTTACAAGACGAGGCTTGGGAAGAGTATGGAGAAAAAATCCAATAAATTAGGCGTACATAAAGACGCAGAATCAAAACATCTTATGCGAGAAGGTAGATATTTACCAGCATGGGTAGAAGATAATAAAGTAGTAAAGAAAAAGGAGACACCTCATGGCAAAAACACCAGCGTGGCAAAGAAAAGAAGGAAAAAATCCTAAAGGTGGACTAAATGCTAAGGGTAGAGCTAGTGCTAAAGCAGAGGGTTCTAACCTAAAAGCGCCAGTAAAGTCTGGCACAAACCCTAGACGTGTTAGCTTTGCTGCTAGATTTGGTGGTATGGCAGGTGCACTCAAAGATTCTAAGGGTAGACCAACAAGATTAAAACTTGCTTTGAAAGCATGGGGATTTGGAAGTAAAGAAGCAGCCAGAGCTTTTGCAGCAAGACATAAAAAGAAAAAATCTAATAAAGCATAACGGAGGATATAATTATGCCAATGGGTAAAGGAACATACGGAAGTAAAAAAGGGAGACCAAAGAAGAAGAATGGTATGCTAACAGCAAAACAAAAAACATTGCCAGCAGCATTAAAAAATAAAATAAAGAAATCTAAGAAGAGGATGGCATAAGATGCCTTGGTGGTTACTTAAAATAGTCCCGTCTATATCTAAGTTTGTATTTGGCTGGTGGAATAAACGTGGTCAAGATAAAAAAGATATAGAATTAAAATCTGCAAAACATGAGATTTGGGTAAAAACTATGGAAGTACAAGCAAAAGATGAAGCTAAAAAAAGAATTAATAATACTACTGATTATCTTGACAAGCCTTAGTGGCTGCTCGATACTTAGTAGTAAAGTAAAATTTGTAAAACCTGAGTGCCCACAAGCACCTGACTGTAGTAATGCTAATGATAAAGTAGAATGTTGGGCATATCAGAAACAAAGTTACAAGGCGTGTATTAATTTACACAATAAAGCCTGGGATAAATTAAATGAATATTAAGCAGGATGTGGCACAGTCGAGGAGACTTGACCCGCCAATACATCCTTGCTTTGGATTATTATGATAAGAGACTGGTGGTGGAAGGACAAAAAAATGTTAGCCTTATGGCACAAAGTCCATAACATGACAGATGAAGAGTTTAGCAATTTTGATAAAAAAATTAAAGCAGAGTTGCTGTACTGGTATGGCAACCTTTTTTTCTTTCGTCCATACCCTGCGCAAAAGCCTATTGTTGACGATAATAACTTTAGTGTGTATGTACACGGTAATAATTCTAGTGGTAAGTCATATTGCAGTGCTGCTGTTACAGCTTACAATGTAATAGGATGGCATCCACAATATGAAATACAGAAACCAAAATATGGTAACAGAATTATATGGGCGTTTAGTCCCTCTTTTGATATTCAAAGGACGTCTAGTCAGGTTCACCTTTTTTCTACTGATACGCCTAATGACATAGGGTTGTTACCGTCAATAGAAAGTATAGAGAAACGTGGTGGTAAAGTAGCATGGGGTAAGAACAGATGTCTTGACTTTGTAAAATTTTGGGATGGGACAATATTAGAATTTAAGTCAGCAGAAATGAAGACACAGAACTTACAGGCTTCTGGTATTGATTTTTGTTGGTTTGACGAATGTCCGCCACAAAATATGCATGATGAGATATTAGCTAGGCTACTAAGGAAGTCTGGCAAAATGATTATGAGTTTTATTGTAGAAGACGCAACAAGCAACTATATACCACAAGATATATACAAACGACAAGAAGAAGACAAAGACACCAGTTTTCATTTTATAGACGTGTACGATAATTTATCTCTAGAGAAAGAAGAGATAGAAAGGTACAAAAAACGATTTACAGAAACTGCAATGCATTGGAGGTTTAGTGAAGGTGGTAAGTTTCAACTGCAACCTAAAGGACCAATAGTATATCCAGACTTTAATGAAATGCATGTAGCAGATAATCTGACAGAACAATACGACCCATTACGTACAGCTTGGAGAGCATGGGATTTAGGTTATACAAGACCAGCATGTGTAATATTTCAAGTTGACAAAGTAGGACGTAAGAATGTACTTATGGCAGTTCTTGGTAAAAATATACAACTTACAGATTTTATAGACCAAGTTACTGCTCAACAAACAGAAGCATTTCCTAAATTGTTAAACACAATGGATTTGTTACCACACGATGCAAACAGAAAGTATGATGTATCTCCTAACACAAGTGCAATGATATTTGAAAATAAAGGATTGCAAACAGACGTAGTATACGTTAAACGAGATACCAGTGTAGTGTTAGCTAATGAAGAATTAAAAATGTTAGCTGAAGGTATACCAAGAATTCAAATAGATTCTAAACACGCACAGTTACTCTGTGAAACATTGTCTAATTATACAAGAGACGAAAATGGTATACCAAAACGAGATAAATATTATGAACACATATCTGATGCATTTAAATTAGGATTGTACTATATTTCTAAACGATTAGTTAATACAGACGACATTCCAATAAATGAACCAGAATATTTTGATATGCAGTTCGGAGAAAAAGGCAGGACATTAAATTGAGTGTAAAACCAGAAATAATATTAAGTTTTTTCAACTACATAAAAAATCAAGCCGAACCAGTGTTTACACAAAACTCACAAGAGTGGCGTGAGAACATGCGTTTTTATATGGATGAATATAACTTTGACAATAAATTAGATTGGCAAACAAAGATAAAAGACCCAGTAGTTGATAACTTAGTTGTTAGATTATCTAACTTCTTTGTCCGTATCTTAATGGCAACTGACAATAAATATTTTACTATAGAACATCCTAATAAAGGTTATCAGAGTGCGTTAAATAAATTATTACAACAAGTGTTAGCAAACAATAAGTTTCCGTTAATCTTTGGCGATGCGTTAAAATTTTCTTTGTTAACAAGTCCTTATTATACAAAAATTAGATATACATACGATGAGCAAACTTATCCAAGAGTAAATGAAGGTAGTGGCGAAATAGAAGAGCAAACCGATATTATGGGTAAGACTACAGTATCTGCTGTAAATCCATTTAACATTATGCTAGACCCTAATGGTGACAGTTATATTATAGAAATGAAAACTGTTAGTTTAGCTGACTATGAAAGATTGGCTAGAGTTAATGGTTGGACCAATACAAACAAAGTAATACGAAGCATGATGTATAAGGGAGACCAAGAAGAAAATCATTTATCACAAGTTAAACTATGTTATGTATATGCAAAATATATTTCAGACAAACGTGGAGCTGTGTTAGACCGTAATGTACATTTTATTATAGCAGGTGATAACACAGTTGTTTATTATGGTAAAAACAATTTACCAAATGGTAGATTCCCATATATATGTGGATTCCCAATGAAAGTTTTACAAGGACGTTATGGTAGAGGCTATATATCAAAATTAAGAAGTCTACTATCGTCTTATGTAGAAAGTATGAATTTATTATTAGATGCATTTCGTATGTCTACATTAGGAGTATACGAATTAGTTTCTACAAACGTAGAAAGTGGTAAAGCTCATTTGTTTGGCTCTATTACTCCAGGACGTTTATATCCTGTAACTGCACCTAATACAATTAATCAAGTATATAATCAAAACTTAAACCCTAATGCAACAAATTTATTATTTGTTATAGACAGACTAATACAAAATAGGTCATTTCAAAACGAGTTCTTTCAAGGACAACCAACAAGTAAAGGAAGACCTACAGCACAAGAAATAAGTCAGAAGACCCAAGAGACAGCTAGCTTTTTTACTGATATTGCTAGTGAGATAGAACGTAGTATTATCGAACCCTCCTTGGAAATGATACTTCACACAGAGTTAATTTACATTGACGATGTATCGCATGAACCTATGTATTCGCAAGACGAAGACAACCCGATAAAATTATTACTTGGACTATCTTTCAATGAACGTATGAATATCATTAGAGAAGCTAGAATTACAGTAAGAGGTATATCTGGCAAAGTTCTTAAAATGACAAACTTTAACAAACTTATGCAAATTGTAAATGTAATTGGTAATATGCCGCAAGTTGCAGCAGCGATTGACCCAATTAAATTTGTAGAAAGAATCTTCGAGTCATTCGATGAATTACCTGAAGACATCCTAAACATGGATATGTTGAGACAACAACAACAACAAACAGCTAACCCAATGCAACAACAAGACCCAATGGCAAATCCAACACAAGCCAATGGTCAACCACAAATGTCACCCGAAGAAATGATGGAGGTATTAAACAATGTCAGAAGAGACGACACCAACCAATAGTGATGACGTAAGAGTAAATATTACTGCTAAAGACGCAGCAGCGAGATTAACTCCACCGGGTGTAGATATGTCTAAGATGTCACCAGAACAACAAATGGAATTAACATCTAACATGGTACAAGCATCCACATTGCATGAAAAATATGTAGCAAATATGTCGCCTGACGAGGTAGAGGTATTTGATGCATTATTACTTGCAACACCGCAAGATGCTCCGGTAAAAGAAAGATTTACTTCAGCACTAGACAAATTTAATAAAGTTAGAAATAAAGAAGAAAAACAAGAAGAGACAAAAGAAGAGGAAGTAGAGAAGACAGAAACTGCCAAAGTTGCACCGAAAGGTGAAATGGATGTAGCGGGAAGTCCTTCTCCTACACCTGATGGAAATTTATTGTCACCAGAAAATGACGCTCCTTTAGGAGACGACAATGATTATTTTAGGTTTCTAGAGAAACGTTATAGACAACAAACAACCATTAGAAGAAAACAAAATAATTAATAAAGGAGGTTATTGATTATGCCACAAGGAGCTATAAGCTACTTAAACGAAGAGGCTAGACTTGCTAAAATCAAAATTGATTCTGATATCAGATTTCAAGCTGGTAACATGATGCAGTTTAGAACGCTGTCTAAGCCAATTCAATCATATGGTAAAAACAAAGGTTCACAAGTTGAAATCGAAAAGTATCAAAAACTTGGTACTGCAACTGGTACAATTTCTGAACTACAGTCATTACCTATGCAAAAACCAAATGTTGGTTTCGTAGTTGCTACAGTAAATGAATATGGTAACGGTGTATCTTACACTAGAAAAGCACAAACACTTGCGGAATACTCTGTTGATGAAACACTCAAAAAAATATTAAGTATGAACGTTGCTGAATCTATGGATAAGATTGCTGGTACTGAATTCCAGAACGCTGATGTATTCTATACACCAACATCAAGCTCTGCAGGAACATTAGATAAAGATGGAACTGTAAGCACAGGAGCAGGAGCTAGTATTACTTCTGCACACATAAGAGACCTTATCAGAAATCTTAAAACTGATAATGTACCAAAATATGATGGGAACAATTACTTAGGTGTGTTCTCACCATTTGCAATGGCAAAACTATTTGAAGATACTGCAAGCGGAAGCATTGTAGACTTACACAAATATGACCAACCAGAATCGTTAATTAACGGTGAAATTGGTCAATACTTTGGAATGAGAATGGTAGAAGAGAACAATGTTCTTTCTAACACAATCGGTGGGTCATCACACAATGGTGAAGCAATTATCTTAGGATTCGAGCCAGTAGTAGAGGTGCTTGCACAAGCAGAATCTACTATGATAGAATCTTGGGACTTTGGTAGATTCACAGGTGTTGCCTGGAACGCACTGACAGGGTTCAAAAAAGTTTGGACTAATTCAACTGACGGTGAATATCATTTAGTTAGAATTCATTCTAACGACTAGGAGGTAAATAAAAATGGCTTTTAATAGTAAAGTAAATGCTATGATAATTCCAGTATCAGCTAACCTTGACGGTTCAGTTGGTGATGATTTTACCTTCAAAGTGAATCATCCTATGGTTATCCATAGATTTGAATTTATCGTACAAACTGCAGTTGTAGCTACATCTACTGACCCAGTAGTATCATTAGATTTTACTGACACAGTAGGCAGCGTATCTAGAGCTGAAAAAGTAACACTAACAATTCCAAACACTACAGCAGCTGGTGTAACAATAGAAGCGGATTTAACTCCGTTCTTTGTACAAGACACTGACATCTTACATTTCGAAAGAAAAGTACAAGGTGCTGGTGGCTCAACAGCTGGTGACGGATATTATCTTGTATATTACGAGTTAATTCCTGACGGTAATGGAGTTGCCTAAATGTGGTATAGAGTGCACTTAAATAGAGTACACTTTAACCCTTTGGACAAAGAGGGCAAGCTGATTAGAGTCTTGTCCTCTGGTCCTACGTTTAATTGTCATACATCAACAGATTTAGAACTAGAATTGCTGTACATGTTAGCAGAACCTAACTCTGAATTGATGCAGTTTATTAAATCCTGGACTGAGCAAGATAACTCTTGGTATCAGCTAGTATTTACTAAACTGTCCAGTGCTACAAGAGCTGGATTTACAGGTAAAGCAAAAGTGTTTAGTTATATGGGATATGCCTTATGTCAACGTGTAGCAGACCATATAATATTTGAAACTAAGTATATGAACATAGGCAGTCTTAGTGATTATAATATAGGAGCAAGTAGAGACGTAAGAGAAGAAGTTAGAAATACAAATAATCATCTCGTACCTGGTGCAGAAAAAGTAGGAAAAGACTGGGTTGAGAAGAATGGTGGCAAATGAGAAGTGAATTAAACTATGATAGAAGTAATATACGTACTAAAGTAAAAAGTATAATAGGTAGAAACTTTAGTGGTATAGATGATGTTATAAATGACTTAATCAACATAGCAGTAGAGCTATTTGGTAATACTGTGCAGTCAGTATATGATGAGTTTACGTACACACATACAATTACAAGTGGAGAAGTAACTGCAAAAACAGATGAATATAACTTACCTAACAGAACAAAAGTAATACTAGATGCATATTATATAGATGTATCAGGTAGTGATGATGTTTACTATCCTATACATTTAAGAAGTCCTATAGATTTTAATGAAGCAGGTAATTACACTCCAAGTGTTAAGTATGGTAGACCTACATTTGATTACTCTACAGATACTATAAAGTTTGGTGTAAGTTATAACACATCAGGAGCTACTCGTGCAGATTATACAGGTATACCTCAGCAAGGATACAGAGTAAACAATGCATTTCATGTATACCCTAGACCTGGTAGCTCAGAACAAGACAATAAAATAAGACTTATGCTAGGATTATTTCCTGCAGATTTACAGTCAGACAGTGATAAAAATAGTATAACAAAGAGTTATCCACAGGCATTGATTACTTATACAGCAGCAATGTTCTGGGGAATGCATATGAATGATGCTCAAAGAGCAGCACAATATTTAACAACAGCACAGTTGCTGTTAGCAAGTTTTGCTAAGCAAGACGAAATAAACAAACTTGTGAATATAACCATGAAGTTACAATAGGAGGAAACATGGCAAACGCAATATACCCAAAAGCAAAAGAAGCATTTTTATCTGGTGCTATCAATATGACATCAGATACAATTAAGATTGCTTTAGTAGATACAGGAACATACACATATAGTGCATCACATGAACACTATAGTGATGTATCAGGAGTGTTAGGTACACCAGTAGCACTAGGAAGTAAAACTGTAACATCAGGTGTGTTTGATGCAGCAGATGCTACATTTACTACACCAACAGCAGGTACAAGTATTGAAGCCTTAATTATTTACAAAGATTCAGGTTCAGCATCTACAAGTGATTTGATTGCATATATTGATACAGGTACAGGATTACCTTTTACATCAAACGGTGCAGACGTAGATATAGTTTTTGATTCAGGTTCAAACAAAATTTTTGCATTATGAGAAAGTTTAAAAAAGTACCAAAGACAAAAGGTGGCGTACCTAAGAAATATGTAGCAGGTACTAAGAATCCATCAGCTAGAGAAAAGGAGATAAAGAATACTCGTAAACTCTACAAAGCAGGAAAATTAACTCCTGCTATGATGGACAAAATAAGTAAATCAAGAGCAAAAGATAGGAGGAAAAAACGTGCCTAGTTATAAAGGAATACCTGGAGCAAGTAGATTTTCTAAGAGTACATTAGACAAGGTGTACAAACGTGGAATGGGAGCTTATTATAGCTCAGGTTCTAGAAATGTTCCAGCTCATGCATGGGCTATGGGTAGAGTAAAAAGTTTTGTATCAGGTAAAGGTGGTGCAAGAAAAGCAG